TTCCGATCTGCGCGAGATACGCCTCGGTTGTGAAGGGGGTACGGCTACCATTGGGGCATGGCAACACCGAGGACTGGAGTTGGGCGTGGCAAGAAGGCCGAGCCTGTCGAGCGCAAACGTGCGAGAGGTGCGGAGATTCGTGGGGGCTTGAAGGCGCAGCCGATGCCGGAGTCTGCGTTGGCGTTGGTGGATTTGGGTGCGATACCGGAACCGCCGAAAACTTTGGGCAAGGTTGGGGTTGCGTATTGGGGGATTTTTTGGACGGCTGGTCGGAGACATCTGAGCGAGTTGCACGACACTCCACTCATGACCAGGTTGTGTTCAAACTTCGACAGGATCGCAGAGCTGGAGAGTTGGTTGGGGTCGGATGTCGAGCGTCGTTGGTATACAAGTCCGAATGGTCAGATTGTGACTCATCCGGCGGTGAAGCAGATAGATCAGATGGATGCTCAGAACACGGCTTGGATGAGTTTGCTTGGTTTCACTCCGAGCGACAGAGCCAGGTTGGGCTTGGCAGAGATAAGGGTTGCCAATGAGCTTGACCAGTTCAGGCAGCGCAAGGCCAACGTGGTCGACACCGAGGTTGTATCCGAGGTCTGATGGTGCGTTGGTCAGCGACTTTGCAAGAACTTTTCTGCATGTGTCGAAGGGTGTTCGTGCGGGTGAGCCATTGGTGCTTACTAGTTGGCAGTCTGATCTACTGGATAATCTTTTTGAGCGTCGTCCTGATGGTCTCCTTCGTTACCGACGTTCGCTGATTGGTTTACCTCGCAAGAATGGCAAGAGTCTTCTTGGTTCGCTGGTTTGTTTGTACAACTTGATTGAGGGTGAGCCTGGTGCTGAGGTGTATTCCGCAGCAGGTGACCGACAGCAAGCAAGAGTTGTGTTCAATGAAGCGAAGTGGCAAGTCATGCAGTCGCCAGCTTTGTCTGGTGTGTGCAAGGTGTATCGGGATGTGATTGAAGTTCCGTCTACTGGTGCGATCTATCGAGTGTTGTCTAGTGATGCCAAACTTCAACAAGGTCTAAACCCATCAGCCGTGTGCTTTGATGAGCTGCACGTTCAGCGTGATTCGGAATTGTTTGATGCGCTCACGTTGGGTTCTGGTGCGAGAAGAGACCCACAGATTATGGCGATCACTACGGCTGGGTTTGACTTGGACACGATTTGCGGTTTCTTGTACAACTACGGCAAGCAAGTTATTTCTGGTCAGAAGGTTGACGAGCGATTTGGTTTCTGGTGGTGGGAAGCACCGGAAGGTTGCACGGTTCATGACCGTCAAGCGTGGGAGCAAGCCAACCCAAACTTGGCTGAAGGTTTGCTCGACATGGAAGACATGGAAGTCAGCATGAACCAGACGGCTGAGATTCCGTTTAGGCGTTACCGTCTGAACCAATGGGTCAGACAGGAGGACTCGCCTTGGCTACCGGCGGGCGGGTGGGAACAATGCCAATCAGAACTACAGGTTGACCCTGACTTGCCGATGTTTGTGGGGATTGACATGGCGTTGAAGCATGACTCGATTGCGGTGGTGTTGTGCCAACCTCAAGGTCATCGTCTGGTGGTGCGAGCCAAGATTTGGATTCCTGATGGGGCGATGACTGACATCGCAGCTGTCGAGCAATATCTGCGTGGCTTGCATCGTGAGTTCAATGTGCGTGAGTTTGCGTATGACCCAGCGTTCTTTCAGCGTTCAGCTGAAGCGTTGGCTGATGATGGTTTGCCGATGGTTGAGTTCCCGCAGTCCGCGCAACGTATGGTGCCTGCTATCGGAACGCTGTATGAGTGCATTGTGAATCAGCAGTTGGCTCATGATGGCGATCCGATGTTCACCGATCAGGTTTTGTCTGCTGTGCCACGTCAGACCGATGCTGGACTTCGTTTGTCTAAGGGTAAGTCTCGTCGCAAGATTGACGCTGCGATTGCGTTGGCTATGGCTGTGGATCGTGCGACTCGACGTGAAGACCCGCCACCTGTGCCTGGGTTCTTTGTAGTCTAGAGTCATGCTTATTTTCCTGCTAGAAGTTTTCTCAATCCTGCTCATCGCTTATGGACTATTCTTGATAGCAATTCCATTAGGGCTGATTTTTGTCGGCCTGTCAGTTCTATTGTTCACGGCTGCTTACGAGCGTGGTCGCGGAAAGGCTAAATGATGTTGTCAAGGCTGTTGAATGGTGGCAACGAGGAACGCGCGGTTTCGTTCCAAAGTTTGTTCGCTTTAGGTGATGGATTTAGTTTCACCACCAATTCAGGAACAGTCGTTACACAACAGGACTCACTAAAAATTGAAGCAGTCTATGCGTGTGTGCGCATGATTTCAGATTCAATTTCAACTTTGCCTGTCGACACATTCCTTCGCCTTGACGGAACTCGTCGTCCGTTTCGTCCACGACCAGACTGGTTAGATAACCCTGAATCTGGTGTGACTCGCATCGAGCATTTCCAGCAGGTTCTTGTTTCGTTGATGTTGAACGGTAACTCGTTTACACGCATTTTGCGCGACGACCAAGGTATCGCTGGTTTGGTTGTTCTAAACCCTGAGCGTGTTGAGTGTAGTCGTGACCGTGTGACTCGTCGTCCGATTTACATTTATGAAAGCCGTGATGTCATCACAGCTGAGAACATGATTCACATCACCGAGTTGCGTTTGCCTGGTGATTTGCGTGGACGCTCACGCATTGAACTCATCAAAGAAAACTTGGGTCTTGCTAAAGCGTTGGAAGAGTTTGCTGCACGGTTCTTCGGTCAAGGCTCATCGGCTTCCGGCATCATCGAGTTCCCTGGCAACCTCACCCGTGAACAGGCTAAGGATTTGGTTTCAGGGTTTGAGGAAGGCCATAAGGGTTTGCGTCGTTCGCATCGTCCTGGTGTGTTGTTCGGTGGAGCGAAGTTCACGAAGACAACCGTTGACAATGATTCTGCACAGTTCCTAGAGTCCCGTCGTTTCGCTGTAGAAGAGATTGCTCGTATCTTCCGTGTGCCTCCATCAATGCTGGGCGTGACTACGCCTGGTGCCATGTCGTATGCGTCGGTGGAACAGAATGGCATCCAGTATGTGACCCATACGCTGAGGCCTTACATTGAAAAGATTGAAGAAGGATATTCACGTTTGCTTGAGGGTCGTGCCTTCATGAAGTTCAACGTGGATGGGTTGTTGCGTGGTGACCAAGCGTCACGATACACATCGTTCTCAACAGGTCTCCAGTCAGGCTTCTTGTCGATCAATGACATTCATCGTCTTGAGGACATGGCACCGGTTGACGGTGGTGACTCGTATCGTGTTCCATTGGCGAACGTGGACATCAATGCTGCGAACTTGGCTGAGATGCAGTCGAAGGCTGAGATTGCGCAACGGTTGATTCTTGCTGGGTTTGATCCGGCTGAGGTGTTGTCTACGGTTGGGTTGCCTGCGATTGCTCATACTGGTTTGCCTTCGAGCCAGTTGCAACAGATTTCTACTGTGGCACCACTTGACCCGAAGTCAGCCTATGAGGTTGAGTAGTGGCGTTCTATAGCGGTCAAACTTCTATCGGCACAGCTGCGACTGTTGTTGATGGTGTGTTGATTGGTGGTTATGCGGGCAACCCTTACAAGATGCACATCAAAAACAATGACAACACGGACGCTGTTTATCTTGGCGGTGCTGATGTCACGATTTCAACTGGTTACCGATTAGACAAATTGGAAGCATTAGATTTAGTTGTTTCACCAACAGATTTGCTTTACGGTATTTCAGGAAAAGCAGGTCATGTTATTTCTTGGTTGACGGAGCCTGTCTGATGCCTTACTTTATTTCTGATAAGAACGCTGAGTGCGCTGGTTGGGCTGTCGAGAAGGAAGACGGCGAAGTCATCGGCTGCCACCAAACTAAGCAGGATGCGATTGACCAGATGGTCGCTGTGTCTATTGCTGAGGAGATGGAGCCAGGTGGTGAGCGGGCGTTGCCAGAGAACTATCGTCCAGCATTAGCTGAAGATGTCCCTGATGGTAGTGCTTGTGGGAACTGTGTGTTCTATGACGAATCACGCCAGAACGCTGAGGGAACTAAAGCGTGGTGCGATAAGTGGGATGACTTCGTTGATGGTGGCTACTACTGCAACGCTTGGCAACCGATAGCCGAGGTCGAGGAAGAGGAAGACGAGGAAGACCTTGAGGACGAGGACGAACAGGAGATGGATGTCTCTGTTCGTGTTGTGGATTTGAGTTTGCCTGAGTACATCAAATCGGCTGCTCGTAAAGGTTTGACCTATTACGGTCAGAAGCTCGCTGGTGCTGGCATTGTTGCTTCAACTGTTCGTGAAGCACGTGACATGGCGAGAGGTGAGATTACTGAAGATAAGGTGATTCGTGCGAACGCTTGGGCTGCACGTCACATGGTTGATTTGGATGCTGCGAAGAACTCGAACGCTGATGACAAAGAGTTCCCTGGTGCCGGTGCTGTGGCCTTCTATCTCTGGGGCATTAACCCGTTGAATCCTGAACCTGCGATGGATTGGTTTGCGCGCAAAGCCGAACAAATCAAAGATGAGCGAGCTGATGCTCCGGCACCGAAGAAGGATCAAATTGTAGGGTCAGATAAGAACGCTCCTGGTTCTGCTGATTCGCCTGCTGGTGCTGGGACGATTGAGTTGTCTGAGGCCATTGAGAATGGTTTGCAGAACAAGGTTGATGAACACAACGACAATGTTGGTGACAATCCTGGCAAGCGTGCAACGATTGGGATGTTGCGGGCTGTGTTCCGTCGTGGTGCTGGAGCGTATTCAACTTCGCATCGTCCAGGTATGACTCGCGATCAATGGGCTTACGCGAGAGTCAATGCGTTCCTGTATTTGTTGCGTAACGGCAGACCTGAAAACGATGCCTATGTTGGTGACAACGATCTGTTGCCAAAGGGACATCCGAGGTCTTCTCGAAGCATGGACTCTGATGTTGTTAGTATTTACAGCATGAGTGAACAGATTGAAACAAGACGTATCACATTCAACCAGTTTGAACTTCGTGCAGCTGCGTCAGGGAATGGGATGTCGTTCTCTGGTTATGCTGCGGTTTTCAATTCTGATTCAGAACCTCTTCCGTTCATCGAGCGCATTATGCCCGGTGCATTCGCTAAATCTTTGAAGTCCCGCAACAATATCCGTATGTACATGAACCATGATTCATCAATGTTGTTGGGTACAACTAAATCCAAGACTGTTCGTTTGACAGAAGATTCAAAAGGTTTGTTCGTTGATGCTGACCTACCTGACACAACGGTTGGGCGCGACTTGTCAGTACTCATGCAACGAGGCGATGTGGATTCGATGTCGTTCGGATTCACAGTTCCTCAAGGCGGTGACCGTTTCTCTGATGATGGTTCCCGTCGTGAGTTGAAGCAGATTCGTTTGTATGAAGTTTCTGTGGTGACAGGGTTCCCAGCGTATGCAGCAACCTCAGCACAGGTTCGCTCCTTTGATGCGCTTGCCACTCGCACTGGTATTGATGCCGATCAGCTCGCTGTTGCAATAACCACGTTGGAAGCAGGTCAGACACTTGACCCAAGCCATGCTGCGTTGTTGCGTGAAACTGTTGCGAAACTAGAGCCACAACCTGAGTCCGCTCCTGCGAACGTGGGTGTGTTGGCGAAGCATCTTGAACTAATCAAGAACTTCTAGTACTCTTTTAGTACTGCGTCGAATGAGTGGAGCCACCTTCGATGTTGCTGTGTACGGAGCCGTACCAGGTTTAAGTTAAATCTCCTGCGTATCCAAACATCAACATCATCCCTACGGGGAGAAGGAAAACATCATGAAAGAATACATTGACCGTCAGGTTGAGATTCGCAATCGTGCATGGAACGAAGCCAAGGCAATCTTGGATAAGGCCACCGCAGAGAAGCGTGACCTCTCAGCAGAAGAAAACCAAACCTATGAGCGAATCTCAAAGGAACTGGACGAGCGCGCACAGACCATCGCAAAACTTCGTGAAGACGAAGCTCGCGAACTTCGCCTCGATGCAGCAACCCGCGACATCGCGTCACAGGCACGTCCACAGGAATCAGCTGCACCAGCAATGGATGACGCTGCATTCATTCGTTCACTCGTATCGGGTGAGCGTCGTTCGTACACTTTTGAGCGTCGTGACGTTGTTAAGACCTCAACTGGTGCACCAGTTCCAACATCGTTCTACGACCAAGTAATTGCACAGGCTCGCCTTGTTGCACCAATCTTGGAAACTTCAACTGTGTTGAACACCGCCTCTGGCGAGAACCTTCAAATCCCTTCGCAGGCCAGCTGGTCAACAGCATCCTTGCCAGGTGAAGGAACCGCAATCCCAGAATCCGATCCAGGTTTCAACTCGTTCATCACGTTGAGTGCTTACAAGTACTCATTCTTGACCCAGTTGTCAACTGAACTGATTGAAGATTCAGGTGTTGACATTCTCGGCTTCTTGGCTCAGCAGACTGGTAACGCACTTGGTTTCGCAGCAGGTTCGGCTTTGACCGTAGGTTCAGGAACGAACCAACCACGCGGAATCGTCACGGCTTCGGCTGTGGGTGGAACTGCTGGAACAGCAACCGCGTTCACCGCAGACAACCTCATCGACCTTGTTTACAGCCTTGATGGTGCAGCTCGTCTGCTCCCAGGTTGTGGCTTCATGATGAACGGCAAGTCAATCGGTCAAGTTCGCAAGCTGAAGGACACCGCGGGGAACTTCGTGTTCTCCCCAAGTCTCACAGCAGACGCACGTGACATGTTGCTTGGTAAGCCAATCTTCGAAAACCCTTCAATGGTTGACGTAGCAACTGGAACCAAGTCGGTCTTGTTCGGTCACCTTCCTTCGTACTTCGTACGTACGGTTGGCGGTCTGAAGTTGGAGCGCAGCGATGACTTCGCATTCAACACAGGCTTAGTCACGTTCAGGGCGACACTGAGAATTGACGGGAATCTCCCACAAGTCAGTCATATCCGCCACCTCCTCCAGCCATAATTGGTTTGAGGTAGTGCAACCGACAGCAATGTCGGTGTAAGTTTGAGGGTAGGTCGAACACGCAGGGCGACCTACCCTCATTTCTTTTTATACCCTGCGACCTGCGAAGGAGAGAACGGTGGCTAATGCTCGTAATCGTCAAGAACATTCCGGTCGAATTACCAGACCTCGAAGCGGAGATATTGCTCCGAAGGGGAATAGCGCATTTGCCAGAGCTGGCAGATTTGCCAATTCCGACGCGCTACGAATCCTCTGGTACTCAAACGCCCCGTTCGCCCCAACGGGCTACGGCACCCAAACAGCGCAAGTCGTCCAAAGGCTCACCAAAGAAAAACACGAAGTAGCAATTCATGCCATGTATGGCATTGAAGGTATTGCTTCAATGTGGAATGGGATAAAGCTTTATCCGCGTGGAATGTCTGCGTATTCCGATGATGTGATGGTTGCGCATTGGATGGATTGGGCTAATGGGAATCGTGAGATTCCTGCGATGATGATGACGTTGTTTGATGTGTGGGTGTTTCAGTCTCCGTCGTTGGATCAGGTTCCGAATATCGCGTCGTGGGTTCCGATTGACCATGCGCCTTGCCCGCCGAATGTTTTGGCGTGGTGTCGTCGTGACAATGTGAAACCGATTGCGATGTCGAAGTTTGGTTTGCAGATGTTGCAGAACGCTGGCGTTGATGCGATGTATGTGCCTCATGCGATTGAGAAGATGTTTGCTCCTACGCCAAAGATTGTTTCGTCTAAGGGTGAGTTCACGGGTCGTGAGTTGATGGAGATTCCTGACGAAAAGTTTGTTGTGATGATGAACGCTGCGAATAAGGGTGCGAACCCGTCGCGCAAATCGTTTGCTGAAAACATTTTGGCGTTCGCCATTTTCGCTCAGGAGCATCCTGACGCATTGTTGTATTTGCACACGGAGCGTGATGGTGCGATGGGTGGTATCAATCTGGTGCATTTGTTGGAGGCTTGTGGTGTGAAGCCTGAGCAGTACAAGATTTGTGACCCGTATGCGTATCGGACTGGTTTCCCTCAGCAGGCTTTGGCTGCGTTGTACACCGCTTCGGATGTGTTATTGGCTTGCTCGATGGGTGAGGGTTTCGGTGTGCCGGTGATTGAAGCTCAGGCTTGCGGTACCAGGGTCATTGTGTCTGACTATTCGGCTCAGCCTGAGTTGGTTGGGGCTGGGTGGGCTGTGGACATTCAGCCGTTCTGGGATAGCCATCAGCGGTCTTGGTTCTGCACTCCTGTTGTGTCGTCCATCGTGGATGCCCTGAGAGCGTCCTACGAGGCTCCTAGAGGCGTGTGCAAGGAGGCTGTGGACTTTGCCAGCCAATATGACGCTGATCTCGTTTATGAGCAATCGTGGAAGCCTGTGATGAAGGAGTTGTCTGCATGGTGCCAGTCATCATCGTCCCCGTCCTAAATCGTTACGACCTACTGGAGCGATGCCTTCAGTCGATTGACTACGACGTGGAAACGCTCATCATCATTGACAATGGCGGGCAATCTACGTTGCACGATTGGCCTTGGGTGATTGACCGTCGCCATGTAAAGAACTATCACGTGTGGTCTATGCCAACAAACCTCGGTGTCGCGCCATCGTGGAATATCGGAATCAAAGCAACACCTCACGCTGACGGTTGGATTCTGTTGAACTCGGATGCGTTCTTTGAGCCAGGGCAGTTAGAGATTTTCTACAAGGACTGCAACCCTGATTCGATTACGTTGACTGAGGCGATGCCTGGTTGGTCGTGTGCATGGGTTGGCTCTGAGGTCATTGCCAAGGTTGGTTTGTTTTCGGAGTGTTATGTGCCAGCGTATTTTGAGGACACAGATTTTCAGGAACGGGCGATGCGGTTGAATGATCCTGTGTTCACTTCTGATGCTGGGATTGTTCACGATAATTCTTCTACGATTGCATCGGCACCAGAGTTAGCGGAAAAGAACCAGCGGAGTTTTGCTGCTAATGGTGCGCTTCATGCGATGCGTTGGCAGTCAGGTTTACCTGATGCGGGTCATTGGGATTTAACACAAAGGAGGGATTTAGGGTGGGATTGAAGTTGGTTGTTGTGTCACCGAATGGTGCGGTTACTGGTGGTGTCGAGGCGTTGCATCAGTTGGTTTCTACCGCTAATGAAGTTGAACCTGGTTCAGCTGCGATTTATTACTATCCGGCAGCGTTGACTCATGGTGCTTACGCTTCTTATAACTGTCCTGCTGTGGATTCTATTCCTGCTGATGTGCTAGTTGTGTTGCCTGAAATCTGGCCTAATCTTGCCCAACAATTACCTCAGAACCGTTGTGCGTTGTGGTGGCTGAGCGTAGACAATTTTGGTTCTCATGGTCAGACCGATTTGTCTGGTATCTCGTTACATCTCTGTCAGTCGCAGTATGCGTGGGAGTTTGTGAAGCAGCGCATCGGTGGGCAACAGATGATGCTGACCGATTGGATTGATGTTCTTCCTGTTGATGTTCCTCGATATCCGCGTGTTGTTGTTAATCCGGCTAAAGATGCTGGTTTGATGAGGCCGTTCATGGCATCCAATCCTGATGTGGATTTTGTTGAGTTGCGCGGGTTGGACAAGTTGGGTGTTGCTGAGCTGTATGGGTCTTCGCAGGTTTACATGGATTTTGGGCGACATCCTGGTAGGGATAGACCTCCCCGTGAAGCGTCTGCTGCGGGTTGTGTGGTGTTGTCTGTGGAACTAGGTGCAGCGTGTTTTTATGATGATATGCCTTTGGATTCTTGCTACAAGTTCAAGACTCTCAATGATGCTCAGGTTGCTTTGCGTATGGTGTTGGCAGATTGGGAAACCCATCATCGGGCGCAATACGAATATCGTCAGGTGATTGCTAATCAGGAGAATGTTTTTTATTTAGAAGTAGGTGAACTTCTTGCATCCCTTGATTAAATCTGTGCGTGAAAAGTTGACTGCTGTTGAGCCTGACAGATTGCTCGACGTTGATACTTGGCATGGTCTTTTGTCTGAGTTTGGGTTCAACGATGAGAACCCTCATGAACTGCCGATGAGGATGATTTCTCAGCCTGGTTTCGGGTTGCGTATTTGGCAGTACCCGAATCAGTTCGCGCCGTACATGGTTTGGCTTGCATCTAAATCCAAACTCATTGACTCCTACATGGAGATTGGTACGAGGCATGGTGGCACGTTTGTTGTGCAGGTTGAAACTTTGCGTTTATTGAATCCTGATTTTGGGGCTGCGGTTGCGGTGGATTTGATAGACAGACCAGACCTCCTTGCCGGATACAGGTATCGGCAACAGGATTCACAAAGCAAAGTGTTTCTGCAATGGTTGCGTAAACAGTTCTTTGATTGCATTTTTATTGATGGCGACCACACCTATCAGGGTGTCAAGAATGATGCTAAGTCAACTATCGAGCGTTGCAATGTTCAGGTGTTTCATGACATCAGTTCGGATTCCTGTATTGATGTTGGCCTGTATTGGCGGGAGCATAAAGAGGCGTACAAAGACACCCATGATTTTTTTGAGTTCGTTGACCAGTACGATTCGGTTGAAGGGTCTTTCCTTGGGATAGGCGTTTCTTGCCGAAAAGACTGGATTGTGGTGAAGTAGTATTTACTCACTATGCCAATCACCAACGGTTATGCCACACGCAATCAGGTTAAGGCAGCTCTCCGCATCGGAACTGCTGACACCATTGATGACGATCTGATTGACAACTGTGTTGGTGCAGCGTCACGCCTGATTGATGGTTACTGCAACCGTCGCTTCTGGCAGACTGGCACGGCTGAGGCTCGCGTGTATCAGGCTGAGGATTCGTTCTACTGCTCTATTGACGATATTGCTGGAACCGCTATCACGTTGAAAACTTCATCGTTTGCTGATGGCAACTTTGATGTGACGTGGACTCCTTCCGATTATCAGCTTGAACCGTTGAATGGAAACCTTGACGGCTTGACGTGGAGTTATGACAAGATTCGTGCTGTTGGCGATTATCTGTTCCCAACGGTGAATGCGAACTTTGGTGAGCAGGCTTTGGTTCAGGTGACTGCTGTGTTCGGTTGGCCTTCGGTGCCGGAGCCAGTAACACAGGCAACGATCATTCAGGCTTCACGCATCTTCAAACGCTACGACTCTCCGCTCGGTGTGGCAGGCTTTGGTGATTTGGGTGCTATCCGTGTGTCTCGATACCTTGACCCTGATATGGCTCAGTTGGTTGAACCGTATCGTCGTATGCGGATTTACGCATGAGCGCAAACACAACTGTCACCGAAATCAAAGACGGTATCGCTACCGCGCTCAGAACCATTCCAGGTCTTCGAGCGTATGCTCAGCAACCTGACAATGTGAACGCCCCGTTCGCTTGGCCTATGTTGGATTCAATCACCTACAACGGGGCTATGGGTGGGGGTTTGCTGACCCACATTTTCAATGTGTCTGTGGTGGTGGGTCGTTCGGCTGAACGCACAGCCCAGATATCGTTGGACGGGTATTTGTCTTATCGGGGGACTACTTCGGTGCGTCAGGCTTTGGAGTCGGATCGCACGTTGGGTGGGGTGGTGCAGGATTTGCTGGTTGAGTCAGCGTCCAATATCTCAACGCTGGATGGCAACGATACGACCTATCTGATGGTTGACTTCCGTGTGGTGGTGTACGCTTAGTTGATACGCAATCCTGCGAGCGTGTAGAGTTTCAGTAGTAAATCTTCGAGTGCCGGAAGGCAGGAGTCTTAAATATGCCAAAGCAAGTTCTCAACAACGTAAACGTAACTTTCGGTACTGCAAACACGGACATCTCAAGTTATGTTGCTTCCGTTGCATTGAACTTGTCAGCTGCGGAAGTAACAACAACTGCATTCGGTACCGCAAACGCTGTGACTCGAATCCAAGGTTTGCGTGACCACAGCGTCACCTTGTCAATGCACCAGGATTATCCAGTTATTGAAAAGTTGTTTTACGATGCGTTCAACGCGGGTACTGCTGTACCAATGGTGATTAAACCAAACGGTACTGCTGCTGCTGGTTCGGCGCAACCGGTGTATACCATGCAGGTTCTAAGCGTGGGTTACAGTCCTGTCAATGGTGCTGTGGGTGACCTTGCCACTTTTGATGTGACGTTCCCTGTTGACGGTGCAGTTGTTAAGACTGGTGCTGGCGCGTAAGTTTTTCAACAAACCCTTAACCCTGCGGAGGACAAATGAAAATAGCGTTAGAAGTAACGTCGTCATTGGATCAATCAAAGCGCACCATTATTGCTGCGTTTCCAGACTTCATCGCGTTTGAACAGAAGTTCAGTAAGAGCGTTGCGAAGTTTGAGGCCGAACTAACTCTCACAGATTTAGGTTTCTTGGCTTGGCATTCTGAACATCGCATGAAGCGAACTGGTTTGGATTTTGATTCGTGGATTAATGAGATTGAGGCTTTGGAGTTGGGCAACCAGGCTGATGCCGTGATCGTCCCTTTGGAGATCAGTCAGCCCATTGGATGATTGCGTACCTGTCTGTTGAGACAGGTATTGCGCCTTCGGTGTTGCTGGCAGAAGACCCTCGAATGTTGTTCACGATGTTTGCTTATTTGCGTTGGAGAGCAATTCATCTAAACAAGTAGTCTTGCTGTATGGCGGTTTTCGGTAGAGCAGGTCAAGCCACTATTACTGGTGGCAATGATGCGATTCAGATACAAGGTATCTTCGAATTTCTGCGCGATGCTTCAAAGGCTGATAAACGCTTTGACGTGGAGATGCGTAAATCCGCTCAGGTAGTTGCACAGTTGTTGGTGGATAAAGCCAAGGTTGAGGCTGGGACTGTTACTCGTAGCCGTCAGGCACTTGAGGTGATGAAAGGTATGCGGGCTAGGAGCGACCGTATTCCTACGGTCAAGTTGGATCATAAGTCTGGTTTTGTTTCGGCATCTAATCCCAACCGCAAACGCAAACGGAAGGTCACCAGGGGTGATGTGTTCTTCGGTGCTGAGTTCGGTGGTGGGGCGCGACCTAGGACTAAGCAGTTCCTCCGGCATCGTGGGCGTTCGGCTTATTTCTTTTGGCCTACTGTGCGTAAGGAAAAGAACAACATTGCCACACAGTATTTGGACGCTATTCAAAGGGTTTTGAACACCTTAAAAGATTCTTGACTTTGGCTGAGTTTCCTGTACCCTTCTAGGAGGAGGGGTTATGGCAGTTCTGTTCAAGAATGTGAAGTCGATTTATCCGAAGCCGTTGGCTTCGTCATGGGTGCAGCTCAAGGAGTTGTTGTCGTTCCATGAGGAGAATCCTGTGAAGCAGGCTGGGGCGTTGTGGTCTCCGGTTGAGTATGACTTGGGTACTACTAGAGGTAACCGTAATGTCAGGTTTGTTGAGGCGTTGGTTGTGGACATGGACGGTGAGGCGTTTGATAATGCTCGACTGGATGGGTTGGAATGGTTCGCTTATTCGACCTATTCGCATTCGCAGGATGATCCTCACTATCACCTTGTTTTGCCATTAGCGGAGAAGGTACCTGCGTCGTTGTGGCGTGTGGTGTGGCAGGAGTTGCATGACCGTATCGGGCTGGTTGGTGACCCTCAGACTAAAGACCCTGCACGTATTTTCTATCTGCCTCAACACGCACCAGATCAGCCGTTTGAGTTCCATGAAGGTCATGGCGAGTTACTTGATTCATCCTTCAAGTTGGATGTTGAACCTGTTGTCAACCCTGTGTCACCACGTTCGAAGCAGGTGCGTCAACCTCGTCAGCGTCGTGCTGGTTTAGAGATATTGGATGAGACTTGGTGGAATGCGCCTGTAGATATTTCTCGTTGGGATGGCCTGTCGGGGAAGGCTTTGTATTCTGCGATGCTTGATGAGTTTGTTGCTTTGCGGAATGGGTTGTCTGTTATTGAGTAGAATCGGCGTATGGC